TCCGCTTCAATTTGACTTTTTTGAAGTCCTTTGGATTTTTCGCCCCTTCCACTTTGTCGTAGTAGCGGGGCGTTTTGTGTTTTTTGCCACCATGAACCATGAAGTCGTCGGGGTACACGTCGGATCTGTATTTTTCGATCCACTTTTTGCCTATCCCCTGTGACATTGTTGCGTATTCCGGTGACCTTGAGTGTATTTCGCCCGTCTCCTTGTCCGTCCATTCGTAGTGCGACTGCGCTTTTTTGCCTGTCATTTTTTTCATTATATACCTCGCGACATACGCGGAGGATTGGTAGGTCAGCGCACCCACCGAGCAGAAGCCCAATCCCCACAAGTCCGCAAGTTCCTGCGAGATATAGAGAGGATTGTCTCTTTCTATTTTCCATAGTTTTTTGTCCTCGAAATCGTGATTGAAGAGGCATGCATGATAGTGAGGGCGCCCATTTACGGGGCCATATTCGCCGCAGTGAAACATTTTTATATTGTCGCCGAATTTTTTTCGCAGCCGTTTCATGAATAGCTGAAAGTGTCGTTTATCGAGAGACCAATCCCCGGGCAAACCCGCGTCGTTGTACGTCAGCGTTATGAAACAATTTTTTTTATGCTGACTGGCTTCGTTCACGCAGCGTAGAGCCCACTGCTTAGAACGATCAAGCCGACAGCCGATGCACTGCCCACAGGGCAACGACACCGGCCTGTCGACATACCCTTTTGAAGGATTAAATACCACGGTTCGTTTTCCATCCGTGGTTGTTTTTGACCAATAGCCCTTCACGGGATGGTAGCATGCCATTTTTAAAGCCGGATACCGCCACGGCGGATAACCCTTTTCGGCATGTTCCTGCCCTTAACGCGTGTGCCTTTTTTGAAGTTTTTACGAGATCCCTTCCGGGTCATTTTCTTAGGCCTGCGCATGGTTTTCTCCTGTTAGTCGTAGTTTGGTGTCAGTTGGCACAGTTACATCAAGTGGTGTCCTGTGCCTAGTCCGGGCTTTTCTCGCCCGTAGGTGGCGCCTCTGGCGCCGCTTCCGCCTTCGGCGGTTTACCCGGAGCATCCTTCTCTTCTGGCTGCTCCTTGGGCGCTACAGACGGGATCAGACCCATCTCGCGCATTTCGTCCTCATTCTCCGGGTCATCCACGAACTCGAGGAATTGACCCGGTTGATTTCCGAATCTCGCCCGCATCTTCGCGGGCAGGCTTTCGAACGCAGCTTGAGCTGCGAGTATTTGGTTATAGGACGAGTGATAGTCCCAGGCGCCGGTGAAATCACCGTAGTCGCCCTGGTGGGTGTTGACGTGGTCCACTAGGCCGGTTTTTTCAAACCGAGCCATTATGTTGTTTATGTCGCATTCGTCCTTAAAGGACTGCTTCGCCATTGACGGTTCGCTGAACGTTTTTTGAACTCGCTCACCTCGATTGTATGCAGATTTGAATTTTCGCATGATATTTCCTCAGTTGTTTAGGAATCCGAACCCTCTGGATGTTCCAAGGCCTTTTTTCGCCCCTACGAGGCTCTTGAGGGCTTTTGCCGAACTCACGGCAGCGCCGATCGTTCCGCCCTCTGTTCGGAGTTGCCAGCGCCGCACAGCGGCGCCTTCGGGTGTGTTCCAGTAGTCCCTATCGATGGCGGCTTTTGCCTCCGCAGCCGCGAAGGCTGTCCCCGCCATTCGTATATTTTGGGTTTCCTGGTAGAGCTTATAGGCGTGCTGTTGAGCCACCCGCTCTTGTTGCGCAAGTATGCGCAAGTCGGCTTTTTGCCGTGTAGCGGCGACCGCGCTTGAAGTTCCCTGGCTCGCGCCCAGGGCTGCGGCGGCGCCTATATTTGCGGGAGTGTACGACGCTCCTCCCGGCACGCCGCCACCTCCCTGTTTGTATGCCAGCATCGGGTTTAGCCCCGCTTTTCGCATGTCTTTCATTGTCCGCTGATAGCGGGTCCCGGCCATGTGTTCTTGGAAGGCCATTTGTCTTCCGGCCGCTTTTTTTGCCGCTTTGTTTTGCAGCATTGTGCCGGCGAGGGACATCGCCCCGCCGGCTAGGCCACCGAGCATCCCGAGCATGAGCTATCTCCTTTCTCTTGGCCTGGTCCTCCAGACCTATCTCTAAAAGTGATCAATTAGGCCAGGCACGCTGTACATTGGCATTGGCCTGGCGCATCTGAGTTGGAAGTAGCTATCCCACAGGAAGTGGGGTTCATTTAGGACCGCGATCACGCGGTCCACCGGCGGGTCTTCTTCAATGAAGGCACCGCCGAGTAATGGGAGCGTTGCGAAGTCTTGCGCAAGATGCCACGTATCCAGTGTTTGAGCATGAGAGGACCTGAAGGTCCCCGTTATTGACGATGGCTTATAGCGATACTCCGCGAACCGCTCTTGATAGCCAAAGACTAGTTCGTCATTGGCTGTTCCGTCGGCGAATATTTCCTTATTCTTTATAATTTGCTCGCCTATATGGCTGAGCGCCGGCCAGTAGTAGTCCCACCGCGTAGACCGTGAGAACATGCGATTTAGACCCTGTTGGTAGTTTAGATCCGCGCGCACGGAGACCAGACCTATGATTACACAGTGTTCGGTAAAAGATTTGGTGAACCCGTGATTGTTAAGGTTCATGGTCCCTAGTGCCGCGAGGTTTCCTTGGGGCGTTGTCGCATCGGTCGATGATGTTTGAGCGATTGGGTTTACGTTAATTGGCGTCGATCCGCCGCCGAGGTATTCCGGCCGCTGCAAGCGAGCGTCCGGTGATGAGACGCCGAAATGCGATTTTATGATTTCGGTATAGCGGGTTCCCCCGCGTGCGTCTCTTTCATAGAGCTTCTGTATTTGGAAGCTTTGGCGCAGTTGGTTAATTGTTGCTCCCTCCACATTCGTGAGGTCCGCATAGATCCCGGGATACCCGGGATTGTCGAGGTCTTCCTCGATGTAGAATTGTCCTGGCGAGGTTCCGTCCGCAATGCGAGCGGGACCATAGATTGCGTCCACCCCACCCGTTTCACTTACCGGGATCGCAGCCCCGGTGTAGGTGGTCGTGGACGCTGCGCCTATGCCCATGATGGGCGCCGATTGCCCCAGGGGTAGCAATACGGATGGACCCTTCTGAGGCCAGGGTAAGGCCGAGGTAAAGTAGTCGTGGCGCTTGCCACGTTTCATGATTTTAAAGTTGCTCTGATCGTCAGGACCGTCATCGGTCAGATTCGGTTGAGACTGTTGGAGATTTTGATCCCGGAACCATTCATTCCAGATCAAGTTGTAAGCGCGATGATAGAGCGCAGTGTGTACGAGAGGATCGACCCCAACAGGTAAGCCGAAATAATCAGATAGAGTATTAGCCAAGTACCCGCCAGCAGGAGGCGAGGTTGTAGGCACGAGGAAGTCGGTGCTGTCCTCTGGGTCTGTTTGTTCGCCATTGAATTTTTGCCAGTTGTCCCACAAGAGACGAACCGGCACGGCGAAAAAGAAGCTATCGCAGAACAGATTATCCATAAATGGGTGCAGTGGTGTAGCGAGACGACCGAACGCGGTCATTCGCAGATTGAACGTATCGCCGGGCAGAGCCTCGTCTATGAAGACGGGCACAAGATAGCCAGCGTCGAATGTTGTTTTATAGCCGTGTGAACGATCGAACGACGATCGTGGGATATCGGCTGATGGCGCCCGTGAGAAATCGTGCTTCATCACCGATTTACGTGATTTTGCCATCTAATTCGCCTTTCCAATTGGTGGTGTGATCACTCCTTCCGGGAGCTCGCCCAGCTCAAGCGCAGCTTCGGCCTCCGCCGTTACATCCCTTTTGTAGTGAATTGCTTTTCCGATTGCCGACGATATTACGTCAAGCGTGTCAATCTTCCCCGTTTGGTCATCGAAACAGCCCAATTCGAACAACGTGAAGTCCTCGGGGTTCATCCCGAATGCATGTTTTGGGTCGTTCGCTAGGTGTGAGAACATTCTCACCGCGACCCTGCTGTTCACAGCAAAGAACGGCTGCGTATAAGCACCCGCCTTGCTGTCGTAGATACTGAATATTTGCACCATCATTTGCAGATCACTCCTTCTCTAGTTTTCGAGGCAACCGCTCCAAGCGGGCCTCTTGGACCGTCTCACGGACTTTTAGCCGTGCCGGTGATTGATCGTATGATTGTTTTAAGGATTTCCGCATCCGCTTCAATTTGACTTTTTTGAAGTCCTTTGGATTTTTCGCCCCTTCCACTTTGTCGTAGTAGCGGGGCGTTTTGTGTTTTTTGCCACCATGAACCATGAAGTCGTCGGGGTACACGTCGGATCTGTATTTTTCGATCCACT